TTTGTATATCTTGAGGATAACGATGTACCTACAATCTCTACTGACGGTAGCAATAACTTTGTTATCAGTGGTGGTGATTACGGTGCATTTAGATTTGATGGTGGTGGTTACGTTGAAGGAGACACTCTATTCAATAGTGACATCTACATCAACGGTGCTATCAATCAGAAAGACCAAGGTACTCAGACTGAGACATTCAGTACACAGAACTACCTAAGAGTAAGATATAAGTTCAGAGCAGGTACAACTGCTGCACTCACACCTAGTTTTGCAACCGATAATGGTTCTAACTTGAGGGTATTTGGTGGTGCAGGTATTGCTACCGACCTTCACATCGGTGACGATCTATTCATCGGTAAACTAAACAGTGGTGATACCGTTGAGTTTAGTGTACTTGGTGAGTCTGGTAATACTGAGATTGGTAGAACTGGACAAGGTTCGAACTCTGCAGGTACTCTAACTGTTCACGGTGACGGTACATTTAACCGAAACGTCGCAATCAATGGCAATACAACCATTGGTAATCAGAACTCTGACACTCTTACAGTCAATGCTGTCACACAGTTCACTGATAATGCAACTGTTGACGGAGACTTGACAGTCAATCAGAACGCATTGATCGAGGGTAACCTCACTGTTAATGGAGTTACAACAACTGTCAACTCAACCACAACACAACTTGATGATCCTGTTATCACACTTGGTGGAGATACCGCTCCTCAGTCATCAGATGCCAAGGATCGTGGTGTTGAGTTTAGATATTTTGATGGAACTGCCAAGATAGGATTCTTTGGTTGGGACAATTCTGCTTCAAGATTTGCTCTCTTCCACGCTGCAACCAATTCAAGCGAAGCATTTACAGGTACAAGATCAGGAATCGATGCAGGATCTATCAAGTTATTCGATACCACTTCTGCAACTAACTCTAGTTCTGGTGCTCTTATCGTTGGTGGCGGTGCAGGTATCGGTGAGGATCTATTTATTGGTGATGATCTTTCGGTTGGCGATGACGCTTCTATCGGAGGAAACCTCGCAGTAACAGGAACATTTGATGTTACTAACGATCTCGCAGTTAATAATAATAAGTTTACTGTAAACTCAGCAACTGGCGATACACAGGTAGCAGGAACCTTTGGATCCACTGGTGCTGCCACACTGTCCTCTACACTGGCGGTAACTAGCAATACCACTATCGGTGGTACTTTAGGCGTTACGAACGCTACAACGCTTTCTAGCACCCTCTCAGTAACCTCTAACACAGACATTGGCGGAACTCTAGATGTTGACGGAGCAACCAATGTTACCAATACCCTTGGTGTTACTGGAGTTACCTCTCTCACTAACAACGCTTCAGCAACTACCACAGGTAGTTACACTGGCGATGGTGCACTGAGAGTCACAGGTGGTGCTTCTATCGGAAACAATCTGGTAGTTGCAGGCGACGTCAGATTCTATGGCAACTCTGTAATTGATGGAACTGTTTCATACGCATCCATCCAAACTTACGCAGAGAAAGTTAGATTCAATAATAATGCTGATGCTGTTACTGCATCTAGCAATGTTGCCTCAGTATTCACACAAGGTGGATTGGCAGTATCTAAGAAAGCATTCATTGGTAATGACCTAGATGTTGGTGGTGGTAACTTCACCGTTGACGGTCCTACAGGTAATACTAATGTTAGCGGTAACTTTGGTGTTATCGGTTCATCCTCAGTTTCAACTATCACCGCTTCTGGTGTTGCCGATCTACAGTCTACTGTAACTATCGGTGGTAACCTTGCAGTTGGTAATAACAAGTTCAACGTTAACTCTTCTAACGGTAACACTGACATCGATGGTTCACTTGATGTTCTTGGTCAAACCGTTATTGATGACACACTGAATGTAACTCAGGCAGTTGACTTTGACAGCACACTGAATGTTGATGGTGGAACTACACTGAATGCTGCTCTTGTAAACAACAGCACTTCATTACTGAAAGATAACGTCATCCTTCGTGGTGCATCTAAGTCACTCAAACTACAGAACGGTAACAGTCAAGACAAGATTACTCTTGAGTCCACAACTGGACACGTTACTATGGCAGGTAACTTGGTTACTTCTGGAACTGGTGCATTCACTGATGCCGTCACAATGGGCAACACCTTGAATGTAACTGGTCAGATCACAGGTAACTTGACTGGTGATGTTACTGGTACATCAACGAACGCAGATAATATTGACGTCAACAATACAAACAATAATACAATCTTCTATCCAATGTTTGCAGCAGCGAACACTGGACATACTGGTGCGTTTGTTGACTCCGCTAACCTTACATACAACCCATTCTCTAACACTCTAACAGTTAACAACTTCACATCTACCACGAACTTTGAAGTTCAAGGTAATATGAACGTTACTGGAACGATTACCTTCGGTCAGTCACAGGTTGGTTCTATCGCTAACCACAATACTGACGCTCTTACTGAGGGTACAAGCAATCTATACTTCACTAACGAAAGAGTTGATGATAGAGTTAACGCTCTAATCACTGGTGGTACAGGTATTACTGCAACTTATGATGACGCAGGAAATATCCTAACCTTGAGTGCAACTCAGTCAGACATCAATACAGACAACGTAACCGAAGGATCGACCAACCTGTTCACCACTGCTGCTCGATCAAGGACGCACTTTACCTACGGAACGGGTATTGAGTTGTCTGGTAGTGGTGAACTCTCTGTTACTCAAGGAGATATTAACACTGATAATATCACCGAGGGTTCAACAAATATCTTCTATACCAATGCTAGGTTTGATACCCAGTTAGCAACTAAGGATACAGGAGATCTTACTGAAGGATCTAACCTTTATTACACAGACGCTCGTGCTGATGCAAGAATTGCTGCAGCAACTACAAGTGATCTGACTGAAGGATCTAATCTATACTTTACTGATGCTAGAGCGGACGCGAGAATCGCTGCTGCATCTACCAGTGACCTTTCCGAAGGAACAAATCTTTATCATACAACTGCTAGGGCACGTGCTTCTATCAGTGCAGGTGGAGATCTCTCATACAACGCCTCTACTGGTGTAATGAGTGTTACTCTTCCGACTGTATTCTCTGGTAACTACAACGATCTATCTAACCTACCTTCGCTCTTCTCTGGAGCATACAATGATCTGACTGGTAAACCAACCCTCGGAACCGCTGCTGCTACAGCGTCTACAGATTATGCTACTGCTGCACAAGGTGCTAAAGCAGATTCTGCATTGCAGGCAGAAACAATTACATTAGCACAACTTAAAACTGCTGCTGCGAACTCCGCTACTTATGCTGCGTTCCAAGCTGCAATCGCTGCTCTCTAATAACAAATGGCAAATCCTACCTCTAAAGCAGAACTCAAAGAGTATGCACTCCGTAGACTGGGCAAACCAGTCTTGGAAGTTAACGTATCAGACGATCAGATTGATGATGCTATCGATTATACTATCGAGAAGTTTCAGGTCTATCATTATGGTGGATCAGAAAAAGTATTTCTAAAGCATCAGTTTACTGCTGCTGAGATTACTGCATTTCAATCAGACACTACTGAGACGGTAGGTAGTACAGAGTTCAAGACTCAGAATAACTATCTGGATCTGCCACCACATATCTCATCAGTGAACGGTATCTTTACCTTTACTGATAAGGGCACTCGTAATATGTTTGACATTCGTTATCAGATGAGATTGAATGATCTGTTTGATTTTACATCAACACAGTTCTATCATTATTATATGATTCAGACACACCTTGAAACAATCAACTTCTTGTTGGAAGGTATGAAACCAACTAGATTTAATGCTACACAAGGTCGTCTTTATATTGACTTCGATGCTAAGACTGATGTAGTCGATGGTGGGTTTGTGATTATCGATTGCGTTCGTGCTCTTGATCCTGCAAACTGGAGCAAGATATATGGAACAATTTGGGTGAAAGATTATGCAACTGCAATGATCAAAAAGTATTGGGGACAAAACCTAACGAAGTTCCAAAACGTGCAACTTCCTGGTGGTGTCACCTTGAACGGAGAAAAGATTTACAGTGATGCGATTACTGAACTAGAAAACCTAGATGAAACTCTCCGTACCACATACGAAATGCCACCTCTAGATATGATAGGGTAATGCCATTAAATTCTTTTTTCACTAACGGAACGACTGGCGAGCAACAACTCGTCGAGGATCTTGTCGTAGAACAAATCAAGATGTTCGGTGTAGAACTATTCTACATTCCTAAAACCTTAGTATCTGAGGATAACATCCTTGGTGAAGATTCACTTAATAGTTTCAACTCTGCATATCAGATCGAAGGTTACCTTGAGAACGTACAAGGGTTTGGTGGAGATGGAGATTTGTTCAGTAAATTTGGTGTAAGGATTGCTGATCAGGTTAACTTTATTATTGCACGTAAAAGATTTAAGGATCTAGTTGATGATAATACAACATTAGTGGTAGAAGGAAGACCCAATGAAGGAGATTTGATTTACTTCCCTCTTGCTAAAAAATTATTTCAGATTCAATATGTTGAATATGAGCAACCATTCTATCAGTTAAACAAGATTCATATCTGGGGTCTCAAGTGTGAGTTGTTCGAATACAGTGGAGAGGACCTCGATACTGGCGTCGAAGACATCGATGTTATCGAGAGAAACCTTGCTACAACTATCACCGTCAACTTTGCTGCAGGTGGTACTGGTGCATTCACAGTTGGTGAGGAGATCGTGGGTGGTACATCTAATGTAACTGCTGAAGTTAAGAGTTGGGACTCTACTAATAACCAACTACAAGTGTACAACAGGTCTGGTATTTTCTCCATACCTGAGACCATCACTGGTCAAACCTCAGGTGCTGCTTGGACTACTGCAAGTTACAATACACTAAATAATACGAACTCGGAGTTTGATGCCAACGCTGACTTTGAGACCCTTGGGGACGCGATCATTGACTTTAGTCAGGGCAACCCGTTTGGCGAATTTGGAGGTGAAGACTAATGTTAGGAACGTATTCCTACAACGAAATTTTTAGAAAGACCGTTATTGCATTCGGTACGCTTTTCAATAATATTGAAATCAAACGTACAGAAGGTAGTAAGACAGAGGTTATGAAAGTACCTCTTGCCTATGGTCCTAAAGATAAGTTTCTCGCTCGCATCAAACAGACTGGTGATCTAACCACTAAGAAAGCGGTTCAGATTACTCTTCCCAGAATCTCATTTGAGATTTCTGGATTTGCGTATGATGCTACCAGAAAGGTATCACCTACGCAGGTGTTACGTTTTACTGGCACTGACAGTAAGACAAGAAAATCTTTTATGCCAGTACCATATAATGTGGACTTTGAACTGGCAATCCTAGCAAAGAATCAAGACGATGGTCTTCAGATTCTAGAACAGATTTTACCGTTCTTCCAACCGATGTTTAACATCACACTTAACTTACAGGAAGCAATCGGTGAAGTAAAAGATTTCCCAGTTACATTGAACTCAGTGGTTTATGAGGATGACTACGAAGGTGACTTCACCACTCGTAGGACTCTGATCTATACACTATCGTTTACTGCTAAGACATACATTTACGGTCCTGTCACTGACGTTACCGATAAACTTATCAAGAAAGCGATTGTGGATACTGCTACCGATAGCAAACCCACTGCTGCACGTGAAGTCAGGTACACAGTTGAACCTGATCCTATCACAGCAGACCCTGATGATAACTTCGGATTTAATGAACTTTATAGTGAGTTTACAGATGGAAAATCAAGAAACCCAACCACAGGACAAGACGAGTAAGTTCGACGGTATCGAGGATGCTCTTGATGTGGAGACATCTCTGGTCAAACCAGGGCAACCACAGAAGAAAGCAATCGTACCAAATGTCACTGATCAACAGATCAAGGACTATGAATATTCTCGTGGAAACTTTTACTCACTGATCGAGAAAGGTCAGGAGGCGGTTGATGGTATTCTTGAACTAGCACAAGAGTCTGATTCACCTAGAGCATACGAAGTTGCAGGTAATTTAATTAAGAACGTTGCAGATACTGCCGATAAATTGGCAGACCTCCACAAGAAAATGATGGAGATTGAAGGAGGACCGAAAGGTACATCAGCACAAAACGTTACTAATAACACTATGTTTGTTGGTTCTACAGCAGAACTTGCCAAGTTCTTGAAGCAACAAAAGAATGATAAATAGTAAAAACAAGTATTAAAAAGTCGATGTCTGTATTAAATGTATTAGATACTACGACAGTGAGTGGATCAGGTACCGCTTATATTGTCGTGAAGACTGGTGTTGTACGGGCATATGCTGCAAGTGCTTCTTCTATCCAGTTTGACGATGGTCCTGCGGTTACGTTGGCAGCAGGCGAAGCAATCCTTCTTCACACTGGTAAATCAAAGAACATTGGCGTCCACGCTGCGACCAATGCTAACGGTTCTGTATTCAGCGTTGGTGGAGCGGGCAGCGGATCAGGTGCAGGTGGAAGACATACATTTGCAGTTGGTGACTTTATTCAGACAGTAGATGGCGGAGATACAAATGGTTTTGGTACTGACTTTGAATCTGCTGCATCAGCAGGTAAGAAAGTAACTGCAATCAGTGACCTAACAATCACAACAGATATTGATGCATCTGGTGCGGGCAGTGCATATACTCTCAGCGATGCTGACATTGTTGCAAACACAGTTCCTCAGATTCAGAGAACTGTAAAACTCACAGCAGGTAGTAACGACGTAGTTGTAGAAACAGTACAAATCGTTGGTGGTTAAGATGGAAGCGCAACCTCAAAAGGAAAAAATTAATCCAAAGGATCAAGCGATCAAGAAGACTAAGCAACTTCTAGACCGCAGGCAACTTATGATTAATCTTAGAAAGTTGCAACTTCAAAGAAAGTCCGTTCAACAAAAAGGAAACACTGATATGCACCTACAGACACAATCGGTTGATCCCTGTGCTATGATAAGTTTCGGAGAGTTTATCTCCGAGGGCGGTCTCGCTCGGGCGATGCAGAAATCCAATACCAAAGTAACTGGACATATCAGTGCTGACCGTGGTTCTTCTGAAAAGGATAACCGTAGTAAAAGAAAAGGACTTGAAAAAGATCTTAAGAAGCACGGTATTGGTCACAAGAAAGGTGTTGGAGAGTATAAATATGATTCAGGTGAGACAGGTCGTGAGGTTTCGTACCACACTTCCAAACCCGACAAGATGTCCAAGCGTCGCTTTGGTAAAGTGATGCGCCGTCTTGGTCGTAAGCACGGACAAGAATCTGTGATTACTAAAGACAAGGACAAACCTGCAAAGTTACACACTACCGAAAAAGGAAGCAAAGCAAAGTCTGAGACTCTAGGTAAGTCGAAGGTGGGCAAGCATCCAAAAGGATATGGTGAAACCTCATCAACTAAGGTGAGATCAGGTAAACTACCAGACAAATCTAAAGACAGGAAATTTCACTATGGCTGAACAGAACAACAATGGACAGTGGGTATGTCAGTATTGTGACCTCACTTCCCCTCAAGGACATTGGCGTCCTAAAACTTGGATCGAAAAGCACGAATTAAATTGTGCATCTAACCCCAAACTCAATAAGGAAAAATGAAATCATTTAGCGAGTTCCTCACAGAAAGACAAAAGGACAGCGACAACCAGAGATTAAGTCAAGAACGTGGTCGTTCTAACTATGGTAAAGCGTCTGTTCGTAATGTCAGAGCAACAGGTCAAGGTGGCAATGGTGCTGACCCTGCTGAGAGACTCGTGGCAATGGATGCAAGACACAAGGCACACAAAGAAAAACGTGGTGTCAAAACTAAGGGTCT